GAAAAATACGACACAATTTGTCTGGACTCAGTATCTGAAATTGCAGAGGTAATGATTTCCAGTTTTAAAAAAGAACACAAAGATGGTAGGCAAGCATATGGTCGTTTAAATGATGAAATGCTAGAGCTAATTCGAGCTTTCCGAGATATCCCAGAGAAGCATATTTATTTTTCCGCGAAACAAGGCAGAATTGAGGACACTGCTACAGGAATTGCAAAATACAAACCAATGATGCCAGGCAAAACACTGGTACAACAATTACCCTATTTGTTTGACGAAGTGTTGTGTTTAAAAATATGGGAGGATGAGGACGGGAAAAAATCAAGATACCTACAAACTCAGCCCAGCATAACAACAGATGCAAAAGATAGGAGCGGTACACTTGAGGATCCCGAATGGGAGCCTGATTTAACTGAAATATTCGCTAGGATAAAATCCGGCGAGAAACTTGAAAATAAAGAGGAAAACAAAGATGGCTAAGATGAGAAACGGGCATTTTAATGCAGAAGACAAAGGGCAAGATTTTATTCCAGCAGGGACATATTTGGCAGAAATTATAAAGTCAGAGTTCAAAGACACAAAAGCGGGGGATGGCGAATACCTTAGGCTTTATCTAAAAGTTATTGGTGGAAAGCATGCAGGAGAAATGCTATTTGAAAACCTCAACTTAAAGAATCCGAACCCAACCGCTGTGAAGATTGCGGAAAGAACCCTTGCTAATATCTGCAAGGCAGTTGGCAAGCCAAAAGGAATTGATGATTCGGATGAGCTACACAATATTCCAATGAATATTAAAGTTACTGAACCTGATAAAACGAGTGCATTCCAGGCGAATTCAATTAAAGGATATTCATTTGGAACTGAAAGTGGCGCGGATGCCCCAAAAAAGAGCCCCTTTAAAGGTCGTTAAATAAATAACCAATGGCCAAGGACGGCCAATAACACACTGATGGAGGAGCATATGAATTATTGTAAGCTTGATCCGATTGTTTATTTTGTTAGGTCATATTCACACAAGGTTTCTTCGGACTTGCATCCTCATGACAAATCATTAGGGAATTATGAATGTGTAGCAACTGTAATGATTTCTGGAGATTCCGCTTTGATATCTGGGCTATATGGGAATTTAACAAAAAAAGCACTTGTCGATTTGTTCAAACAGCTGAAGGAAAAAGGCGTAAAAACGTGTACATGGGAACGGCATAAACATGGGGGATCATTCAATAAAACAATAAAACTATAATGAATAATAAACCAGATTTTGAAGGATTCTCAAAAGCAGCGATGCAGACACTTTTTGATGAAGGGGGATTGGATCCATTCGATCTACAGGACATGGGGCTTGAATATAAGCTATTAAAAGAAGTCCAGGTAACAGAGCCATGCGGTGAATATTGCAACTGTTCTGAAAACGATAATATTCCTGGACTATGCTATCAACCAACATATAAGGATTGATCATGGTATTGATTCCAAAAAAAGAACCAACTCTTGTAGAAATTATTGACGAGGGATCAATTGAGCAAGAAAAAAGACCCCACTTGGGATATTCACAAGTAGGATCTGACTGTATGAGGGAAATGTTTTACATCCTTCATTGGGCAGAAGACCAAACATATGACTTAAGGATTGGCCGCATATTCTCCACAGGACATATTATGGAGAAGTTTATGATTGAGTCCCTAGAAAAAGCAGGGATGATTGTAGAAGATCAGCAAGATTATGTTCCAGGATTGTGGGGCCACATCAAGGGGAGTATTGACGGAATTGTGTCAAACGTTCCAGGTTATGAAAACGAACGTCTTTTGCTGGAAATGAAAACCGCAAATGATAGATCATGGAAATCGATCTCAAAAGAGGGGGTGAAAAGAGCACATAAAAAACACTATGGCCAAATACAAATGTATATGGGAAGGCTACGACTCAAAAACGCATTGTATATGGTATACAACAAAAACGATTCTAGCTATTACACCGAAATTGTCCCATTCAATAGCAATTATTTTAAAGAAAAAGAAGTAGCACTAGCGGACATGATGCTAAGTGAACACATCCCAATGAAAATTGGCGATGTCACGTGGCATGAGTGTCGTATGTGTAACTTTAAAGGTGTTTGTCATAATGGTGACCCTGTTGCGGAAAATTGCAGAACGTGTATCCATGCGGATGTTGAAGATGATGGCGTGTGGTCATGTGGAGTCCATGACATAAAACTTACATTTGATGAGCAATTAAAAGGGTGTAAGCGGTGGGAAGTCTTGGAATCATTAAATGGGGAATCATAATGAAAACATCACTATTTAGAACATTTAAGAACTTAGAAGAATTCATCGAGTATCAGAATTCGAATTCAGATCTAGAGGTCATATTTATTGAACCTGTATTGACTAGAAAATATGCAATCAACAACACTGAATGGGGATATGAGCACGAATATTTTGTAGCATTCCAGGTAATACAATGAAGCCCAGGGGATACCAAATAACCGCTGTTAATCATATCCTAAATTATCTATCAGATAATCCGGGAAAACATCCAGTGGTTGCTATGCCTACTGGATCAGGGAAATCATTAGTAATAGCCGAAGTTGTAAAGCATGTTGTAAAGACATGGGGTGCAAAAGTTCTAATCCTTTCTCATGTAAAAGAGATCTTAGTTCAGGATAGAACTGCAATGATCAATCACATAGGTGGTCCAGTAGGCTTGTATTCCGTGGGATTGGGGTCAAAGACTATTGAAAGGACGACGGTTGCTGGCATCCAATCGATATGGAGAAAACCGGATCTATTTAAGCAATTTGATCTAATTATAATTGATGAAGCGCATCTGATTAATCCAGATGAAAACTCAATGTATCGGAAATTTTTCGATGAGGTGAAGTCAACATATCTAGGATTAACCGCGACTCCGTTCAGGCTCGGAGATGGATATATTTATGGAAAGGATTGCCTGTTTGATGACATGGTGTATGACCTCACGAGCATGAGCAATTTTAATAAACTGGTAGCAGATGGATATCTATGTAGATTGCGAGTTCCGCAGACTCAACTTGAATTGGATGTTCATGGGGTTCATACAAAAATGGGGGATTTTGTAGAATCAGAAATGGCAGATAAATTCAACAATGCCGCAATCACAGAATCAGCATTAAATGAAGTCCAAAAGCTAGGGGGAGAATGCAAGAAGTGGCTAATTTTTGCCATAAACATAGATCACGCGGAAAACATAACCCAAAGTTTAAAAACGAGAGGAATCGCTGCTGAAGTGATCCATTCAAAATTAGAAATTGATAGAGGGGTCATCCTCCAAAAATTCAAAGAAGGAAGCGTAAAGTGTATCGTGAATGTAAACGTACTCACAACTGGATTCGACGATCCAGAGATAGATCTAATAGTAATGTTGAGGCCAACACAAAGCCCAGTGTTATATGTACAGTCTGTGGGGAGAGGGCTGAGGATCGCTCCAGGGAAAAAGGATTGCTTAATAATGGATTTTGCAGGGAATACAAAGAGACTTGGTTGTATTAATGACATCCAGGTAAGGAAGAAGAAAAAAGGAGTTGAAGGGATTAAGCCAATAACGAAAACTTGTCCTGAATGTGCTGAAATAATGCATCCATTGATAAGAATTTGTGAAAGTTGCGGGTTTAAATTTACGTTTAAGGAGAATGATCAAAAGATTGATCGAAGAGCAAGCAACTATGACATTGTTGCAGAAGAGGCCCGTTGGTTTGATATAGAAAATATTGAATATTCTATAATTCGGAAAGGTGTCCGCCCTCCGATGATTTTGGTGGAGTATCACTTGACCAATTTAAAAACTATTGATTCATATTGGTGTCTTGAGAATAAGGGGTACGCTCGTACAATTGCTAGAAGGACAATAAAATCAAGATGCAATGAAGTTACTGATGAAAATCTATCTAATTGTGAGGCTGCAATGAAAATAGTAGGCGCTCTTGAATTGCCAACTAAGATACGGGTAAAACTAAAAGGGAAGTATCCAGAAATTCTAAAGTATTCGTTTTAATAAAATCAAAAAGGGTGATATAATTAACACTCAATTTATGGAGAATTAAAATGGCAAAATCAAACAAACAGACAGATAAACAAAGAGAGATAATCAAAAAAGCGTTTGAACTTGGAATGGAACTTGAAAAAAGCGAGGCTCATGTAAAAACCCAAATGATCAGCGCAGGGGAATCATATGGATCAATCAATTCTAGGTACAAAGAGCTTTTAATTGAGTGTGGGTATGCAATTGCACCGGATGAAAGAAAACGAATCCTTAATGGAATTTTAGAAGGGAAGGAGCTGTTAGAAAAAGAATCTTTTGAATATTTCGTAAACAAAGTAATGGAAGTATTGTCGTGTGATTGGAAATCTGGCAGTGCAACTGTAAGGCAGTGGGCAAAATTTGCCAAAGTTCCATATTACATTACGCCTAAAGCTGAAGTGAAACCGCCGATTGCCCAGAGTGTTTATGATTGGATTGAAGAAAATTTTGAAAAAAGTGAAGATGCGCTGATTGAATATATCAAAGAAGTTGGAACAAAAAATACACATTCACAAAGATCTCATTATATTTATATCCTGAATATGGCGAAAAATGTTGCGAAGTCTGTGGAGGCAGATCATGCATGAAGTTAATGAACATTTTAACAAACAAATTGGTGGAGACCATTATAAAAACATGGCCATTCAGCCTGCGGAATATTGCCAAAGGAACAGGCTTGATTTCATGGAGTCTTCCGCAATCAAATATATATCCAGGCATATCCAGAAAGGTGGAGTTAAGGATATTGACAAAGCGATCCACTGTCTAGAAATATTAAAAGAACTGGTCTATCCAGAATAATACAACAAGGTGAGGAAATAAAATGGGAAACGAAAACGGGATTATTGCATTCGATACTGAAACAACAGGATTGCTTGTTCCAGGAGCTGCCAGCCTGGATGATCAACCGCAGATTATTGAGCTTTATGCTGGTAAATTCAATGAGGATGGCGAACAGACGGGGGAGTTCCATGCATTGCTTGATCCAGGAAAGCCTTTGCCTGAAATAATAAAAAAGATAACTGGAATAACTGATGATGATCTTAAGGGAATGCCAAAATTTGATGAAGTTTTTGATGAAATGGCTCAATTTTTCTGTGGAGCCAAAGTATTGACCGCACATAATCTTGAGTTCGATAAGTGTATGTTGGGGAATGAGCTTGCAAGAATTGATAAGCTGCTAGATTTCCCATGGCCACCTACTCAAATATGCACAGTTATAAAAAGCTTGGGGTATGAAGGATACCGATTAAGCTTGGCGAAACTTTATGCACATTTGTTTGATGGTGAGACATTCGCCGCACACAGAGCAGACGTGGACGTTAGAGCACAAGCGAAATGTTTTTTTGAGATGATGAAGAGAGGAGATATATTATTATGAACCAAGAAAAAGAATTAATATGCAAAAAATTGAGAGAGACAATCAAGGAGTATGGAGCAGAATCAGTTGATGGTGCCTCAATTATTGGAGATGATCCTTTCGCGATTATGATCAGTGATGTGCCATATATCTATGCTCCTACTATATCAGAAGAAACTCTATCTGATGTTAAATTTGAAGTAGCTAGATTTTTTGAGAATGTGTTATGAACTTCGACAAAGATCAATATGGGAAGGAGAGTCGTTATGATTCACTTAGCACTCAGGACTGAATACAGTTTTGGGAAGTGTTTCGCTCCAATTGATAAGATTGTTGAAATAGATTGTGACACGATAGGTATCGCCGATGAGGATAATACCTACGGTCACATTCCATTTTCACGAGCAATGAAACAACATAACAAAAAAGCAATATATGGAGTTCGTCTAACAATCTGCCATGAAATGAAGGTGAGATTCATTTACGGCGGATATAGAGTCATATTGCTGGCTAAAAATAATACAGGATTGAAAGAGATTTATCAACTTGTATCGTTAGCTTGGGCGCAGTTTTATTATATTCCGCGATTAAGCCACGACCAATTCTGTGGAATTTCTGACAACATCATCACCATTAACCTTAGCAACTTGGCCCCTAGTCATATGGATTGGTGTGCCTTGAATGAAGACTCCCCTGATTCGTTTGATCTTGATCGGGGGGTCTACATTGACAACAATAATTATATTAATTATGAGGACAAAGAAACATATGAAATTATGGCAGGATCACATAAACGGGGAGATGGCAGAGTATACAATTTTCAGTTAAAATCTGAGCATATCATTTCAGAGGGCCTAGCTGAGAAAAAATGGGGGGCTGATCAAGTATGGGTCACACATGACATTGCGGATCAATGCAATGCCAGGATTGATTTGGCAAAAATGGTCGAATATGATGGAGATGCGGATATCGGAGAAGTTTGTGAATTGGGAGCCAAGGACCGAAAACTTCCAAATACTCAAGAATACGAAGATCGATATGTCAGAGAGCTAAATATGATCGAAGAGAAAGGATATTCAGATTATTTTCTGATCGTATCTGATCTCATTCGGTGGGCGAAAAGCAAGAAGATTTTAGTAGGCCCAAGTCGTGGATCTTCCGCTGGGAGTTTAGTTTGTTATTTGATGGGGATCACTGAAGTGGACCCTATTAAATATGGATTAGTGTTTGAACGGTTTATTGATATTAACCGCTTTGACCTCCCAGACATTGATATTGATTTCCCAGACAATAAGCGAGAAATGGTTATCAAATACTTGGTTAAGAAATATGGGGCCGATAAGGTTGCATCTTTAGCCAATATCAATCGATTCAAAGGGAAAAGCGCTATTAATGAATTTGCGTTCGCTTTAGGCGCTCCTCCTTGGCTAACTGAACCAGTAAAGAATGTTCTGATAGAAAGAATGAGTGGTGATGAAAGAGCGAATAAATGCATCTATGATACATTGCACACCACCGAAGAAGGAAAGAAGTTGTTGAAGGAATATCCAATGATGAAATTGGCTGCAAATGTTGAAGGGCATGCATCTCATGCAGGAAAACATGCAGCCGGAATAATTGTAAGCACACAATCATTAGACAATTATGGATCTATAAATGCTCGGCCTGGAAAGGATGAGAATAAGAGCATTATCCCTCAAATAATGATGGATAAGCACGGAGCCGAATATGTCAATTTGCTTAAAATAGATATCCTTGGGCTTAGGACGTTATCGATCCTTTCTGATCTTTGTACCGCGCTTAGGATGTCTATCCAAGATCTTTATTCACTTCGTCTTGATGATCCTGATGTATTCCATATGATTAATGAAGATCGCCTTACTGGAGTATTTCAGTTTGAAGGGCGAGCACTTCAAAATATTTGCAGGTCTTTAAATGCGATCACAAATTTTAATGACTTGGTCGCAATTACTTCATTAGCAAGACCTGGAGCATTATCTTCTGGAGGAACAGCAAGATATATAAAATATAAAAACAAAGAGGCAATGCCCAGATATTACAACCAAACTCATAGGCAGATTACTGAAGAATCCATGGGGATTGTGATTTATCAGGAGCAAATGATGAGGATCGCTAGGGAAATAGGGGGAATGAGCTGGGAAGATGTGAGTAAATTAAGAAAAGCCGCCTCGAAGAGTTTAGGAGATGCATATGTTGCAAAATTCAAAGAAATCTTTATCAATGGAGCACGATCTAATGGGTTGGACAAAGACAATTCGGAGCTTTTGTGGGCAGATATTTCCGCTACTGGTTCTTGGACTTTTAACAAGTCTCACGCTGTTAGCTATGGTCTTATTAGCTATTGGACTGCTTGGTTCAAGGCTCATCATCCGATGGAGTTTGCAGTTGCTAACCTTAATCATTCAGCAAACAAAGAATCTGCGATACGGCTTTTGAGGGATCTCACTCATAAGGAAAACCTGGAGTTCGAGCCAGTGGGAAAAGCGGATCCTCAAGTATATTGGAATCAAAAAGATGGGAAGCTATATGGAGGTCTAACTAATATCCATGGAATCGGAGTCATAAAAGCAAAGAAAATCATAAAAGACATTGAGCTTGGGATACCACTCTCAGAGTCAATTCAGGATAAGCTCGATAATCCAATCACAGATTTTGATGAAATTTTCCCAATGCTCGCAAGATTTGGAACTCGTTATCATGGATGCGAGAACGAAGCGGAATCACTTACGGAAATTGATAAGCTGAAAGATGGGGAATACTCCTCAATTGTCGGGATTGTCACCAAGAAAACAATGGTTGATCGGAACAGCATAGAGAAAAAGAAGAAAGATGGTCGAACAGAAGATGTAGAGGAATCTGAACGCTACAATATGAAAATCCATATCGAAGATGATACCGGATATATTTTATGCATGGTCATGCATAAGAATTTTGAAAGTGTCGGAGGGCGAGAATTTTTTGATTCACTTGAGGAGGGAGAATCCATATTGGAAACTCAAGGGAATGTTAATGAGCAATTTGGAATAATTTTTATCGATTATTGTAGAAATCACGGAAAAATTGAATCCTAATTAGTGGCTATAAAACAACCGATGAATACAAAATAAAGGAGAGGAAAATGCCTAGTGGAGGTCACAATAAAGGCTATCATGGCCCAAATGCGAAAACACGAGGGAGAATAACAAAGCTTATTAATTTAATGAGTGCATTGGCAAAGCCAAGAACAATCGTTCAAATTCTTGAAGATATGATTGTGTTTGATCCTGATATCAATCAGGCCATATTATTTGGATTGCTAAATCATGAAACGTTGCACGGGAGAATTTTTAGAGAGAGGAGAAAGAGGACTGTAGAAACTGGAATTTGTGGCAACCCGTCTGTTAATTTTTATTCACTAACAGAATGGGGCCACCAAGAAGATTTAACTAAGCGCGAGCAATTCACGTTAAATGAGAGAATATTCTTTTTTAAAATAACTACTGATAGAACGAAATATGCGTGGGACTGTTAGAATTTCCTGGCATTAATTCGGTCCTTTCTTTCTTTCTCTTCGCGATACTTCCTTCCTTCAATCGAGATCATTTCTCTAACCATGGGGGAAGTTATCGCCCTTGGCTTCATCATCTTATCAAGAAATCCAGTATTAGTTCTTTTATCCAACGCCCTAGCAAGGACTCCTCGAACACCACGTTTTGAAAACGCGGTTACCCCAGAACCAAGTAGCATGCCTGGAATCCCTCCCACCATTCCACCTACCGCTGGGCGCATTGCATCCCCAGGGTGAACAAGATCCTCCCTCCCAGTCCGCAATATGCTTTCTTGAAGTGACGTAAATAAATTCCCTCTTCTATTGAACTCTTTGTTCATTTCTTCGAGACCATCTACTGAATTGTTCAGTGATTTTGTAATTCCTCGAATCCCCGCTTCTTTTACCTCAACATCAGGGATCTTCCCTCTATCCAATGGACTCCACCCAAGTTCTTTTCTTAAATTCTTCTTTAAGTCGAAAGCATCAGCAACCCCCATTTCAATATCTGGAGCAAATTGTTGAGTCCCTGTATCAATATGTTTTGAATAATCTGGATAAAATTGATCAGCGGTTTTTCTAGCCTGTGCTCCTGACCCCCTTGCGTTCCACTGCTTACTTCCACTAGAAAAATCATCAATTACACGCTCAACTTCTCCTAGCTCCATGATTTCTTTTTTGCTGGTGTTGATCATGCCTTGATCAGCTTCTTCTATGACATTTTCAATTGCCTTCCCTCTGCCTTGAAGATCCGTGGCCATATCTCGAATGCCACGATCCCCAGTCACTGGAATATCAAGCTCAAAAACATCTTGGATCATTTTGTCTTTTGTATCAAATACATCATATTTTGATGCATTGGGTGCTTCTAGTTTTAGCGCGCTTTCCATCAATTTTGTTGGTGCCCAACCACCTCCTGAATTCCCGACAGCTTGAACTCCTTTTCCGATACCTTTGATGCTTTGATTGAACATTTGCCCTGGAATATCTACAGCATTGGCAAGATCAATGGCTTTATTGGCCAAGCTCCCAGCTTTCCCCAATTTTGGCAATGCTCCGATTCCACCAACTAAAGATAATGGGGCTTCGATCGGATTCTCTTTTAGCGTTTCCCATGCATTCTCTGGAGTCCCAACTGCATCATAAAGCCCACGATTAGCCGCTTCCCATACGGCTTTGTCTTGCTCTGTATTTTCAATCCCAACCCCCTCCCCAAAATGACCGAGAGCGGAACTACCTAAAGCACCAATACCACGAGCCATTGTTTTTGTGGATTCGATTGGAGCAGTAGCAAAATCAGCTACCCCCTGGAGCATTCCTCTAACATCTTTCTTCGCAGCGTCATATAAACTATATTCAGGATCAGCAGAAAAAGGAGCTGGCATTCCGCTAGCTAATGCCTCGTCTCTTCGTTGTTGCCAATTATCAAAGCCAAGCAGTTCTTCTTCGGTCAATCCTGAGTCATCAGGATCTTCTTTTGCGGCATTCTGTTTTGCCTGCCATTCTTCAAATCCAAGGAGGTCTTCTTCAGTAAATTCCATGCTATCTTCCTTTTCTTTTTAGGTAAGCGGCGTAGGAATCCTTATCTTTCTGCGGAGCTTTGTCAAATGCACTAGCAGCAGATCGAACAGTTCCGCTAGTATAATTTTTTTCATATGGGTTTCGACCTTCTTCTGCTAGTTCTCGCTCAACTTCGCGCATCCTGACCCTGTTATATTGGTCATACCTACCAATTCGAGAATTTATTTCACGCCTGAATTCATATATTTCCCTATATGTTTTAGTCATCGCAGCGAAAACTTTTCTCGGATCTTTGATCCCCAAAACACTTTGCTTCATAAAGTCTAAATCTCGCTCTGAGGTGGAACCCTTAAGGTTCTCCCCCATCTTGAGAGCTAATGCAGATGAGAATTTTTTCATCTGATTTCCTGCGGTCACGTCCTTGCCCATATCAAGGCCAATTCCCTCTGCAAAATTCATAAACCCAAGCTTAATATCTCCGAATACTCCAGGGTCGTAATCATTTGAATATTTCTCCATGAGCTGAACATCTTGCAAATTCGATTTCATTGCATCCTCGTTATCATTCATTATTTTGAATGTATCACGATTGATTTTGTTGATGGCAATGTCACTTTCTTTCTCAACTTGAGCAGCATAATGATTAACCCGAACCCCGCTATTTTTTCTTTTTTCCGCTAGATAATCAGCGAAACTTCCTTGATAGCCTTCCTGTTTCATTTGAGCAAAATTCTTCTGATCCGTTGTCATATTTTTCATTGGATCAATAGGAAGTGGACCTGGAGCATTGTCTAGTTTAAATTGCGAATTCTCTTCATCTTGGGACTGAGCATTCCTATTCTGCATATTTTTCGAAGTCTGATCCATGGCAAACTGAATTGCTTCTGGGGACTGAGTCGATGCTAAGATTTTCCCTAGCTGCTCTGCTTGGATTGCCTCTGTTTCATTCATCCCAATATATCGACCCGTAGCCTCTTGGGCTTTTTGATACTGAGGATTAAAAGTTCCATCCGGAAGAGTCGGTTCTCCAACAGCAGATTTCTCACGCTGTCCCATAGAAGCGATTAATCTAGCCGCAGCAATAGTATCTCTGTCTTTTTTCCTAGCGTCTTGCTTCTTCCCATATTCTGGAGCAAGCCCCCGCATTAACCCGTCAGTTAATTCTCCTAATGCACCCATTATCTTCTCCCGCCCATTTGTTGCAACATTTGCAACATTGCTTGCTGGCTTTGCCCTTGTCCAGGCTTACCACCACTAAATCTACGAGATGGCCCCATTGCAGCATTCAAATCTCGAATTGAAGAAATCGAATCGCGCCCAGCAGATGTTGTTCTTGATTTGCCAGATTTCTTAGGCCCAATCAATTGGCTTAAATATTGACTTGCTAATCCACCGGCTTGGTTCGCTCCCCATTTGCCAACAGCGGTACCAGCTCCACTAGCCGCATCTTCCAACTTATCTTGCCAAGTTTCTTTTGGAATTGCTCCCATTTGTTGGCCATCAGCAGGACCGGAAGAAAGACTTGTTGGATCAGCAGTTGTTCCAGGCCCACCGTTAGGGGCCATTTGAGAATTTTGAAAATTCGGAGTCAAAGCATTTGATTGCGCTGCCCTCATAGTTGCCATTTGATTTGGCATCCCCCCTTGAGGGGTAGGAGTGGCATTTTGGAAATTTGGAGTAATCGCATTTGCTTGTTGAACTCTTGCAGATCGCATTTGATTTGCAGCTTGTGTCCCTTCGTTTCGAATTTTGTTTGCTTCCAGGCTAGCCATTACCCCTTCTTGATCACCAGGATCAGGCATTCCTGACATCTCTTGAGTTTTGCTCATCGTATCCTGTGCCAGAGTAGAAGAGTCTTGTTTAAACATCTCTTGTCCCCAATTAGCACCGGCTTTATCGCCTACAGCAGTAGCCATAGATTCAGGTGCGCCCATCTTTGTTGCAGCGGAAGCCATATCCGCTCCCATTGATCCTCTTAATCCGATTTGTGGGGCTTGGGCAGCAGCTTGCGCTCCAGCTTGGCCTCCTCCTTTTAATGCGGCAGACAATCCTTGAGAAGCGACTGTCCCAGGAAGAGCTCCACCAACAGCAGATGCACCACTGCCAATCAGTCCGCCCGTTGACCCTCCTAATCCAGCTGCTAGTGATCCACTAGCCCCAGTTAATCCTGCCCCAGCTCCCGACAATGCACTTCCTAAGCCAGTAGCACCTAATGAAGTTGCTGCTCCACCTAGCCCCCCGATTGCACCGCCAACCCCAGCGCCAAGGCCACCAACTAAAGAGCCTGCTGCTCCTGCTGCTGCGGTTCCTGCTGCTGCAACTCCTGTTCCTATTGCTGCTGCGATTCCTGCAAAACTCATAGTGGTGTCTCCAATTGTGCTTTTGTAGCCGCCATCTCAATGTGCGGCCTGCTAGGTTCTACAAGTTCATCCTCGGCTTCATCTACCGTAGTAGATTCACAATGGTGAACTGTAACCCATACGGTATCAGTAATAGCGAATCCTGCTCTTTTGATTCCCTTATTAGAAAGGATAATTTTTGGAGCGACAAGGGTTTTCATCCCCTCATCGGTCATAACCCGAATAGTTCCTGCCATTAAAAAATTTAAATGATCTCTCTTATGAACTTTTCCGGTAAGAACTGTGCCAGCGGGGATTTTTAGTACCCTGGCATATAATTCATCAGAGAAAAAATGTTCAGTATCAAGGTCAACCAAGTTTGGAAGTTCTGCAATGGCATCCTCCAAATTTAGCAACGCAGTTAATTCATTATTCATTTTAGATTCCTATCCCAACGCCATTAAGCAAATTTTGGATGCCTTCTAAATTTCCCATATTTTGATCTGTCAAACTTACGCTCTTCTCCCCCGATCTTTCAGCGGATGCAGATTCTGAAGCGCCAGAATTAAGAAGCGTTGGTGCGGTGCCCATTGCTGCTTGATATTGCTCCCATGGAATCTGAGCCATTTGAGCTGCGACTGGAGCATTGGCAAGACCGGTATTGATTGAATCCTGTTTTCCTTGTAACAGCCCCATTGCCATTTCTTGACGTTGAAGATTTCCTTGCTGCTGATCTTGATTCCCTTGCAAATTCATTCCTTGCTGCTGGCCCCAAGCATCAAAATTCTGTTGCTGGCCCATCATTTCCCTTTGCAAATTGTTTTGATTCATTGACATATCACGTTGCAAATTATTTGAATCTGCTGCTCTAGCAATATTTAATTTTCTATCTAAATCTTTGTCAAATGTTCGATACCCAGTTTCCGCAAGACTTCGTTGCAAATTATCGTTAATTCCTTGCATGCCATGGTAAGTTGCCAATCCATGACGACTGCCCCCACTTTGTCCAGCAGCAGCAGCACGGGAATCCATATTTTGCATCATGTTTTGCGTTGCTCGATTGGCATCATCAACATATTGATTTTTCATGGCATCAGCATAATTATTGCCAGCACCACCCATAATCATATTGTTTACTTGTTGCTCATATCCTTCTCCACGAGTGGGGCCTTCGTACCGCATTGCATCTCCTTGATATCCCTGTGCCTCCCACGGATTTTCGCGCTGAGATTTATAGAATGATCCTCTAACATCTTCCGCATTTATTCCGCCTTCATATGCACCACCGGCCATTTGGTTACGCCATGGATCAGTTGCAGCATTTTGAACAAATGCCAAAGAATCTCCGCGTGTAGCTTGTTGTCGGTCATACTGATTCTTCGCATCTCCATAAAATCCTGTGAGTGCTTGTCCTTGGGGGTCCCATGCGTTCTGAGCAAAATTAGAGCTAGAGCTAGAATTGCCACTCATAAATTTATTTATGGCAGTATTCGTATTTGTGGTTTGGTCGCTAGTACTTTCGCTTTCTGTTTCTGACATTATGTCACCTCTATAATCATGGATGGACGGTGTGTTTTCCATCCGTAATTTTTCAAAATTTTTGCAAACCCAGACCTAACCCCTTTGCCTCGAATTTGACTACAATCAGTAGCTTTAGCTACTTTCATAATACCGTCCATGATTTGCTCAGCGTACTTGAAAGGTTCTCTCCCCATCGAGTGAGGAACATTTAATATCTTATATCCAGTTGGGAAAGTGAATACATTAGTAAGCATCATATATCGAATTTCGCATTCATCAATAATGGCAATCATCGTATAGTCACCACTTAATATTTTTTTGTTTATGTAATCAACAGTCAATTCTTTATTAAACTTTTTAACTAATGTTTTAATTAAATGCTGAGCCTGTTCTAAATAAAACTGAACTAAATCTTCTGAAACTATTATAAATTTAGCCGAGCTTGATGTATCCATTACTTGTGAATCCATAATACCCCTCCTCATCTATCACATCATCAACCGCATGTTTAAAAAAATATATTTTCCCAATAGTGGGCCTCAATGGAGGAATAGATTCAATTTTCAATTCCTGAACTGTAGACAATGTTAATGCTACTTTCCCATATTCTCGATTCAAAAATGATTGCAATTCCAAATCAGAAACCTGAGAAACTTGAGGATCATAATTTATCATCTCACCCCCGCATTTGCATACTCAAAATCCATTCCTGACAATCTAAACCTAGATTGTTCAATACTGGTTACTCTCCAGCAGAACAACTCTCCGGTTGTTCTCACATCCAATTTTCTTTGTGTATTTGGATCAAATGTCTGAGCATCTTCCCAATTAACACTATCTCCAGGAAATTGTTGACTACCAACTTGGATCAATACGTTTCCAGAAGAGCTAATGTGAGGATATACTCGAACAACAGTATTATTAACGCGGTTCCCTTCCAATGGGTAATCAGTTCTTTCCAAAACAGTATTAAAACCATCTTCATCAATATTTCCAGTAGGATCAATTTCGATTAGTGTCCCATCGGAATATACTCCGATTAAAGTATCATTAATAGATGTTGCTCTTCCGCTTGCCCATTGGCGAGTTTCATTCTCCCATGTACTGGACATTTCTTCCCAAGTATCTTTGTCTACTGGGCGGACACCAGACGCGCCACTTACGATTGCGGGGGAAAAATCTTTTAAATACCAAGTATCATCTCTCCAGTTGTAAACATATGCTTTAGTTGGGAATGTTGATTCTCCTTCAGGAATACAAAACCATATTTCCTTTTTAGAATCATTCCTCAATGAGAAAGAGGTGGTCAAAGATTCTGCATTAGCAGAAGAATTAAATTCTTTTTGAATTCGATTATGAATAATTGATGTGATATTCGTTCCATCATTTTTAACAATATCTCCATCAACCATTAAATAGTGGACGCCTTTTACTTCAACAACGCAATCTTTTGATAGCAGCCCAACTATCGAACTTAGCCTGTTCCGCTGCCATACGAAATCCCCTCCTGTAAAAGCGAGGAAGTCAATAGAGTCTTGCGAGTAAATAAAAAGGCTGTCTCGCATCGATAGCCCATCAATGATTTGTCCGCCATCCCCACCGAGACTGGCTCTACCAGCCAAGCTGGATAGATCTGACTCATCCCATGTAAAAGGGATTCCATTTTCATCTGCGGGATGCGACCATCTGTAGCTATCTCCAAAGAAATTTCCTCCCTCGGTTAATGCGAAACCAAATAAAAAATTTTTATGAGACCTCATCACCTCAAAGAATATCCCCACTTCTCGGAAAGTAGCAGGAGGAATGCCCTGTGCTGGATCCCCAAATGTAAATGGAAGATCTTGGAAACTGCCAACATCTGAACCAATAGTTGCATATAACGGACCGATATCAGGATGATTAAAAAATACAGTTTTCCCAATAACGCATCCAGTCCAAAGAACTTCTCTTCCTGCGGACAAGTTCAAATCAATAGGATCGCCATCTTCATTTTCTGGAGAAACATTAACCCATAAATTTCCATCAAATTGATAAATTGAATGTTGCCCTAATATAAACCATGCATTCTCAGTAGTGGTTCGAATAGCATACAAAAGCCCAATCGAATCGCCATCATCAGGTGGATCAATAGATACAATTGTTCCTCCAAAAGTCTCCAAAGATGCCCTGTCAATGCGAAAATTTTCCGCATATGTCAAATATTCTGGACCAAGATCCATCTTAGCGATATCACTATTATATCCAGCTTGACCTAAATTATTGACCGTTAATAATTTCAGCATCTATTTGATTCCTAGTATTCTGAACGCTTAGGGAAGCCACCATAGTTTGCAATGCAATGTCCTGCCTCTTATTATTCTCATTCGTTTGAACTTGAATAGCTTGAGTATGCATGGATCCAGCGCGAGATTGCTCCAGCATCATCAACAAATTCCACTCTTGAGTACATTTCCGTTCTTGTCGATATTCTTGACCAGTTACATCTGATCCAGACATTTCAACAAACCATCTGCATCGATGAATTTTCCCGTCTTTCACTTCTTCACAAGTGGACCCCAAAGGGCAAGTGTAAATAACTTCGATGTCACTCATGGTGCATCATTTAATTTATACGCGTCCACAACATTCGTATATCTAGGATACCACTGCCCGCTTTGATCATCGTGGATTGGATCATCAGAGCCACCATTTGCAGCAATATTAGTTCCTGTAAGCTGTAGCATACGTGTCGGATTTATGTTGAGCAATGCCCATCCCGCAGGGATATTCCCCGCCTGAAAAATCATATGAGTATTCACTGGGGCGCGTAAATTC